CCGAGGCGCTGGAAAGCGTCATGGCGGCAAAACAGATCAGAGAGATGACCGAGGAACTCAAGCAGTACCTCATCTGGTCTGGGCAAGCTGATCTCTGGGACGAAATCCAACGGGAACGTAACGCCGTGGTTGCCCGCAGGAAAGCTCAGGAACTAGCCGAGCAGCGGGAAAGAGAGCGTCTGGCAGCAGAGGCGTTAAAGCGCCGGAAAGAGCTTGGCCTCTTGGCTATGGTGACGGTGATTGGCGGGATCATCCTATACAACTGCGCCGTTTACATCTACAACAACTGGCCGAGATGAAAGCCCTTGCCTTTTTCATGTTGATGATTGTGCTGATGATGTTTGTGCTTGCTGACATTGCATCGTGAGAAAGAAACTAAAAGCCGAGAGAAATCAGATACTGGAAGAGATAAAGCGGCTGGAAAAAGAGTTCTGGTTTTATGCGGTTGTAGGGGTGAGCGTAGTAGTTGGGTTAGTAAGCTGCCTGTTATTGATGATGGCAGCACTCGCGGAGATTGACTGGTGAACGAGATCAAATTACTCAAGGCTCAAGCCGAAGCGGAGCTTAACCGCTTGGAGGCCCAGTCATCTGCCCGCGATGTAGCCGGTAAAGCTATCGGTAAACAGGGCTTGTTCTACATAACGCTGATCGTTGTGATCGGGGTTGCAGCGTCTATCGTGCTAGAGAACGAGAAGATCGCTGCTGTGATGGGTCTGCTGGGCGCTGCGCTTACCGCCCTGATCTCGATGCTAAACGGTATTGCCGGGGCCAGCCCCAAGCAGGAAAAGCCGGAGTTTGAGGTCATCAAGAGCCTGATCGAGCGTTTAGACAAGCTGGACAGGAAAGAGCCTTCCATGAAGGTAGATGTCACGGAAGGGCGGGTAACGGTAACCAAGGGTGATGACACCATCACCACGCAGAAATGAAGTGGCTTTTGGTTGGACTGATCTTGCTGGCGGGCTGCGATGAGCGGTTTAGATACTTCTGCCAAGACCCAAAGAACTGGGAAAAGGCTGAGTGTAAACGCCCGCAGTGCGCGGTGACGGGCACTTGCCCGGATCAGTTGACCAAGCCAGAAGAACGCAGGAGCGATGACCGATGATTAACAAATCGCCAGAGCAGATGGATGCCACCCTGAGATTCGTCATCGGCATCGTGTTTTCCTTCACCGTGCTGGGCATGGTGATGATGAGCCTGTACTCCATCATTTTCGTCACTCAGCCGATGTCAGGGATCGCCCCGGCAGACAAGCAGTTTTTCTTTCTTTTGTCGGATATGAGCAAATACATCCTTGGCTCACTTGCCACACTACTCGCAATCAAAGGAAAGGATGTCCTGAATAGCAAGCCACCGGAGGAAAAAGATGATTCCACTCGGCCCACTGCTTGAGGTAGGTTCAAAGATTCTGGATCGGGTTCTGCCCGATCAGGCTGCTGCCGACAAAGCCAAGGCGGAACTCGCCAAGCTCGCCCAAGACGGCGATCTGGCAAAGATGGCTAACGAAACAAAATTGTTTGAAGCGGAACAAAACAACCTCACGGACAGGCTCAAGGCAGACATGGCTAGTGATAGCTGGCTGTCTAAAAACATTAGGCCGATGACCTTGATCGCTATCCTTGCCGGTTATTTTACGTTCGCCATGATGAGTGCATTTGGTAAGGACACTAATGCAAACTACGTTGAGCTTCTGGGTCAGTGGGGTATGTTGATCATGAGCTTTTACTTCGGGGGCAGGACGCTCGAAAAAATCATGGATATGAAGGCAAAGAAATGATCGAGAACTGGAAAAAGGCGCTTCAGCATGTGCTGATGCACGAGGGGGGCTACGTTCACCACGAGAAAGATCCCGGCGGGATCACTAACTTGGGCTGCACTAAGTCGGTCTGGGAAGAGTGGTGCGGGCATCCGGTGACGGAAAAAGACATGCGGGAACTGACGCCTGATTTAGTATCGCCCCTGTACCGGACGAAATACTGGGACAAGGTAAAGGGCGACGAGTTGCCGTCTGGGGTGGACTACATTGTCTTTGATGCCGCGATTAACTCCGGCCCCGGTCGAGCAGCCAAGTGGTTGCAGGAATGTGTGGGAACCCAACCGGATGGGGCAATCGGCCCGATGACGATCAAAGCCACGGAATCCATCGTCAAGGCAGACCTCATCAACATGTACTGTGACAAGCGATTGGAGTTCCTAAAAGCCCTGCCAACGTGGGATACTTTCGGTAGGGGATGGGGACGCCGAGTCGAAGAAGTCCGTGCTGCGGCGCTAGAGATGTCTTAAAGGTCAACGAATAGGGTGCAACGATGCCTTTGCTGCGACTGTTCCTCAAGCCGGGGATTGACAAGCAAAATACGGAATACGGAGCGGAAGGCGGCTGGGTTGACTGCGACTACGTCCGTTTCCGCTACGGATTGCCGGAAAAAATAGGCGGTTGGACGCCTTTTGTAGACTCGACCTACTTGGTCGGAGCCGTGACTCAGGTTTTTACTTGGAACAACCTTAACGGCAGCCCTTTTCTTGTGGCAGGAACCAACAAGAAGGTTTACGCGTGGAACGGCGGTCTTTGGGGCGACATCACCCCGATCCGTGACACAGGATCCGCGACCTTTAACACCGCCAACGGATCAACGAGAGTAGAGGTCAACGACACCAATCATGGGGCCGTGACCGGTGATTTTGTAACCTTCAGCTCTGTTACAGGGAATCCGGGCGGCATCACCAATGCCAATCTTACGAATGAATTTGAAATCATCGAGGTAATTAACGCCAACAAGTATGTGATTACCTCGCCCGCTGCAGCAACCAGCACGGCATCGGCCGCTGGCACCGCAACCGCCACGTATCAGATCAATACGGGTTCAGATGTAAGTTACGCGGACTTTGGCTGGGGCACCGGCACGTGGGGCTTGAGCACTTGGGGGACTCCGCGCCCTTCTTCCGTTGGGCTCGATCTTTCTTCACAGGTCTGGCAGTTTGACACCTTTGGCGAAAAGTTGATTCTTCAAAACGTCAACGGCGGGATCTACGAGTGGGATCCTGTTGCTGGGATCGTGGGCATCACTACACGGGCCACGGCCATTGCCAATGCTCCTACAAAGAGCACCTTTGCCTTGATCTCTACCCCTGACAGGCATCTGATTTGTTTTGGGACGGAGGAGACGATTGGCACTCCGTCTTCTCAGGATCCGATGCTGGTCAGGTTTTCCTCGCAGGAAGACATTAACGAGTTCACGGCAACTGCGACCAACACGGCTGGTGGCCAGCGCCTGACAGATGGAAGCAAGATTGTCACGGCGGCCAGATCTCGAGGGCAGATATTGATCTGGACGGATACGTCATTGCATGGACAGCAGTATCTAGGGCCGCCTTATACCTTCGGGTTTCAGCAATTAGGTGCCAATTGCGGATGTATTGGCCCTCATGCGGCGGCGGATGTTAACGGCGTGGCGTATTGGATGAGCAAGGATGCATTCTTTGTCTTTGATGGCACGGCAAAGAAGCTCCCGTGCACTGTTCAAGACTATGTCTTCAAGGACATCAACCTTGTGCAGTCGGAGAAGGTTTTTGTAGGGGTCAATACCCAGTTCAACGAGGTGACTTGGTGGTATTGCTCTTCGGATAACGACTACATAGATCGCCAAGTCACTTACAACTATCTTGAAAACGTGTGGTCGATCGGCACCATGTCTCGTACCTCGTGGGTTGATGTGGGCGCTTTGAGAAAGCCTGTGGCATCGTATTACGACGAAACAAGCACTGCGGCCACGATAAGCACTATTTATGGACTGACAGCAGGAAGATCTATCCTGTACAACCAGGAAGACGGTGCTAATGCAGACGGTGCGGCCATTACGTCCTACATCCGTTCTGGCTACTTTGATATTGGGGATGGCGATCAGATGCTGTTAATGAGTCGCTTCATCCCAGACTTTAAGAATCAAGTAGGTGATCTAAGCGTTCATCTTTTGCTCCGCTCGTTTCCACAAGCTTCTGCTTATCCAAGTTCATTAGATCCTTACGTAATTTCTCCTACCACGGAAAAAGTAGATACTCGAGCCCGTGGCCGGCAGATACAGTTACGGATAGAAAGTGATGAGGTGGATGGTAATTGGCGCTTTGGCACAATGCGCGTAAACATCCAGCCTGATGGGCTGAGATGAGCAAGATCACCAACGTCAGGTTGCCCAATGCGGCGACGCAAGGGTATAGCGCCGAGCAGTTCAATCAGCTTGTGCGCTCACTTGAACAGGTGATTTTTCAGCTTAACAATACTTATTCTCCGATCGTCACTGAAGACAAGGATTCGGCATACGCTTGGTACGGAGATGGCGGAGGCTTCATGGACACAACCGGCATGGCAGTTCCCATCTCAATCGGTGGCACTAACGTAGACGCATTTGGAAGGCTGAGAACTAGCCAACCGTATACCCTGTTTGATAGCCAGAACCGCTACGCAGCCGACAATCAGTTTGACGTATCGACAACCGGCACGGGAAGTACGACGTTCCTGTCCAATGAAGCTGCGGTCAAGATGGAGGTTACCGGCGCTGGGGTAGGGTCTGTTACCCGGCAGTCCTACCGTTCGTTCCCGTACCAACCCGGCAAAGGTTTGTTAGTGCTTGCTACCTTTGTAATGGACAGTAGTCAAAGCCTTAATCTGACTCAGCGGGTTGGTTACTACAATGACCAGAACGGGGTGTTCTTCCAGCGTATAGATGGTACTTATTCGTTTGTCCTGCGTTCGTATGTAACCGGCGCTGTATCAGATGCTAGAACGGTAAATCAAAGCAGTTGGAATGGTGACAAACTGGACGGAACTGGAGCTTCTGGGCTGACTCTTGATCCGTCTAAAGCACAGATTCTGTGGATGGACTTTGAGTGGTTGGGCGTCGGCTCTGTCCGGTGCGGGTTCGTCATCAATGGGCAGTATGTGGTTTGTCATACATTTAATAACGCCAACGACATTTCCAATGTCTACATGACAACGGCAGTCCTGCCGGTGCGGTACGAGATCAAGACCACCACATCTGCGGTTGCTGCTTCAATGAAGTCAATCTGCTGCTCTGTAATTTCAGAAGGTGGGTTTGAGCAAACATCAGTAGACCACGTTGCGAGGCGCACAACGTCCTTTACCAACATTGATACTGCTTCGACGTTTTACCCCATAGTGTCAATTCGCTTGGCATCTGGACGACTGGGTTCTGTGGTGTTGCCAAACCGGGTGCAATTTTTGCCGTTGACCAGCCAGAACTATGAGGTTGCGCTTCTAAAGAATCCGACACTAACGGGTGCCACATGGGCGGCTACGGTTCCAACAGACAGCAATGTGGAATATGACGTTGCAGCAACTGCAATATCTAGTGTTGGAACGATAGTTCAGACAGATTATGTGACATCTACAGGCAGCGGCGGGACGCAAAGTACAACTGCACCCACCGGATATAACTGGGACTTACAGCTTGGGGCGACCATTTCCGGCACCAGCGACATTTATACTCTTGCAGTTCGTACAGTAGATGGAGCCACCAAGGGTAGTGGCGTTGGATCGCTATCTTTTTATGACCTGACGCAATGAGGCTCTGATGGCCAATAAATATTTTCGCAAAGTTCTGATCCCTTCTGCGGCCACCGCGACCGATTTGTATGTTGTTCCGGCGGCTAATGCGGCGGTAGTTCGGTCTTTGCGGGTGACCAATGTAGGTTCAGGCGTTGCAGCCATCACAGTGACCCATACCGGGACTGGTACTACTTATTACCTCCAAAAGGATCGATCGTTGACCGTCAACACGACCTTTGACGTGTTTAGCGGCATCCCTTGTGTGCTAGAGGCAGGGGATACTTTGAAGGTCACTTCCAGTATTGCCGGGGTGCATTTTTATTTGTCTTACCTAGAGATAGACAGGAACTAGCGTGAACAGTCATAATTGGGCCTACTTACGCGTCCTTTCCCGGCGCGCGGCCCTAATTAGGGCTATTGGCCCATAGCGGAAAGGAACATTATGGAAAACGAAGGCATCATGGCCCTTCCGGGATCGGGGGCCATGCAGGGCGGCCAGGGGGCCGCACTTCCTCCTGTCACTAGCGCAGATTCTTACGATGCGGCGTTGACGGCGCTTGGGAGAGTCAGTCCTCAAGACGCTGCTGCACTGCAAAATTCTCTTGGCCAAGAGCTTTCCGGGGTTCAGTTAACCCCAGCTCAACTCGAGTATTTGATCGAGATTTTTGAGTTTTTGTCTCAAAACCCAAGACAATACAAACAGGCAAGAGCGTCGCTAATCGAACAGGATGCTGTAGATCCTGGGGATCTGCCGGAAGAATATGATGCCGAGTTCCTTGGCTCGGTGCTCGCGGCGCTAAATCAACTGAAGATGTCGCAATCGCAGGGGGCGCAGGCTCCGATGCAAAGTGCCCCTCCGGTAATGGGCCCCGGGCCGATGCCCATGGCTCAGGGCGGGCTGGCCGATATGGCTCAGTACCTTGCTTCCAAGGGGCGCAATGGCGACACAATGCTTGCCCACATCACGCCAGAAGAGGCAAGCGCACTCAAGCGCATGGGCGGTTCTGGAACCATTAATCCTGATACGGGCCTTCCTGAGTTCTTTCTTAAAAAACTTTTTAGTGGAGTCAAGAACGCGATCAGCGGGGTAGTGGGCGCGGTAAAGAAAGCCGTACAAAGCCCTGTAGGGAAGGTATTGGCAACCGTGGCGCTGGCCACGGTCCTCGGGCCAGCGGGCGTTGGCCTTTCAATGGGAACTGCCGCTGGGTTGGCCGGCGCTGGAACCACATTACTCGGTGGCGGCTCTGTTAAAGATGCGCTGATCGCTGGTGCCATGGGCTACATCGGCGGTGGCGGCACGATCATGGGCGCGAGCCCGCTGGGGGCAGTGGGGCAGTACCTGCCGGGTGCTGCCGGTGGCGCGTTGAACACGGGTCTAGCGACCGGCGTCATCGGCGCTGGCATCGGCAAGCTCGGCGGCATGAGCACGGCGGACGCCCTGAAGATGGGCTTGACCTCTGGCGCGAGTGCCGCAGCATTGCAGGGGCTTCAAGGCCCACGGCCCACGGCCGGCGCACCGGAAGCGGCCCCGGCACAGGGCATTCCTTCCCCTGGAGCGGCAGCGCCTGAATCGGGCACTGGTACATTCCTTTCAGATGAGTACTCGTCTTACGCATCGCAAAAACCGACTGGGATTGTTGATCGGGCGATAGCGGGGGCGAAGGACATCTACGGTGAATATCTTTCCCCCAGCCGCCCTGGGTTGCCGGCTGATGCGGGCCTTTTCCGCAAATATGCGCCCTTGGCGGCCACGGGTCTAGGGGTAGCGGCTGCAAGCGGGGCTCTGGCCAACACCCCTTCCAATCCAGCCCCTCTTTACAGCGGGAACCTCTATGAACAAGAGGCCCGACGCCGCATGCAAGAACGCGAGCAGTATCTACAGCAACAGGGCTACGGCTTGGAGCGTGAAGCTGCCACTGCGCCGCCCCAAGGTCCTACTATGGTAGGGCCGCCCATGCCTGCTTACTCTTATATTCCTGTGGGCACTACTCCCACCTACACTCCGACCGGGGCTACGATGATGCCGGGAGGCATTCCTCAGCCGTACAACGTGGCCGGGATGTATGGGATTCCTTCTCCGTATGCTTCTCCGCGCCCTGTGGGCATGGCCAAAGGAGGAGAGATGACCGAGTTTCCAAGAAAAATCGGCGCGATCAACGGTCCGGGAACCGGTACCTCTGATTCAATCCCTGCCATGTTGTCAGACGGGGAGTTCGTGTTCACTGCAAAGGCGGTTAGAAGTGCAGGCAACGGAAGCCGACGTAAAGGTGCGGCCCGTATGTACAAACTCATGAAGGCGCTAGAAGGCGGCCCTGTAAAGGTGTAATGCCATGGCAGAAACCACTGTCTCCCAACAAATCGTCTCAGAATCACCTGAGATAGAGGCCTATAAACGGCGTCTTCTACAACAGGCAGAGGATCTTGCGCTGAACGTAGGAGGTAGAACTCCGTTAGGCCAACAACTCCCACAGTATCAGGTTGCCGGGTTCCAGGAGCCGCAACTTGCTGCGATTCGAGCCGCTACGCAACAAGGCATTGGAGCCTACGCTCCTTACATAACTGGGGCAGGGCAGGCGGTCGGACAAGGTGTTTCGACCACTGCGGAAGCGGCCGATGTACTGCGAGGGGCGGATACTCGCGGGCAATTCACAGATGCCCAACGCGCTCTTCAGGCGGCTGCGGGCCAGTCCTTTGGAGCCACGCAACGCTACAGCCCCGCTGATGTTTCGGCGTTCATGAATCCGTATCAGCAGCAGGTTATCGATGCCAGCATGCGCCAGATTGAGCGCCAAGGGCAGATAGCACAGCAGGGACTTGCGGCACAGGCGGTGCGCTCTGGCGCGTTTGGCGGGCTTCGTGAAGGGGTACAGCGAGCAGAGATGCAGCGCGGTCTTCTTGAGCAAAAGGCCAACACTATTGCAAACCTGATGAACCAGGGATACAGCCAAGCTCAGGCCAATGCACTTGCTTCGTTTGAGCAACAACAACAGCGTCAGATGGCAAGCGCTGGCCAATTGCAGAACATCGGCATGGGCATCGGTCAGTTGGCCGGGCAGCAATTTGGGATTGGACAAGCCACCGCCCAAGGCCTTGGTCAGTTAGGCGGTCAGCTTGGTCAATTGGGCGTGCAACAGGCAGCGTTGGGTCAGACCGCACAGGCGATGCAACAGGGGGATGTGAACTTCCTGTACAACATCGGTCAGGCTCAACAGGCCTTGGAGCAGCAGCGGCTGGATGCTGAGAGGGCAAGTGCGCTACAGCGCGTTTACGCCCCGTATCAGCAAGCCTCTTTCTTGTCTGATATTTATCGCGGCGCTCCTTCTTCTCAAATGGCAACCACCGCAGCAAGCCAACCCTCTGCAAGTCCATTCCAGCAGGCAGTTGGCATCGGGCTAGGCGCAGTGGCAACGGCCGCTGGGGCAAAGAAAGCTGGACTTTTTAGTTAAGGACTGGTCATGAGAGAGACCAATAAAGAATCAGTGGACAACGTCGGCATCATGCAGGGCTTCCTGGACATGTTCGAGGACGTCAGGGAAGATGAAGGTGAGGGTGAGGGTGAAGAAGGGGACGAAAGAGAGGGGGGAGAGTCCTCCATGGAGCGTCGCCCTGATTCTCCTGAAATCCTCATGAATAACCTTCGTGGTGACATGCGTTCTATTGACGCTCGCCGCGACGAGTTGGCTGACCTTGTCGGCTACGCGGCCGCTGCCGAGACCCCTGAGCCGGTGCTCGCGATGCTTCAGCCTATCCTTGCCCAGCAGGGCGGGCTAGGGACGTTACCTCAATCTGGGCCCATGGCCCAGGGGCCGCAGCCCCCGATGGGTGGGCTGCCCGGTATGCCTCCCGGCGGTGCGCCTGCTGTGGCTCCGTCTCCTCCGCAGCAGGGGGGCATTGCCGAGTTGCCGTTACCGGGGGGCGCACCTCCTGAAGGGATGTCTCCCCCGACAGGAATGCCGCCGGTGGGCATGGCCCACGGAGGTCTTGTACAGCGTTTTCAAGAGGGGTCAGATGAGGAGGGTGTGACCCCTGTTACAGATACCTCCTCTGGTGCCATGTACGACCCGGCACTTCGTGATGCGTTGCGAGCACGGGTTGAGCAGACTCTTGCACAAACGCCTACGGATGTTCCCTCAATCGAAGCCTTGTACACGGCAAAACTTCCGACGTATCGTCAGCTTCTCGGTGAAAATCAGCAGACAACACAGGCTCAGATGCTCTTTGACCTCGGTCAACGGGCCTTGGGTTATGCAGCCAATGTTGATGAGCGTGGGCGTCCCATGCGTGGAAGTCAGATCTCCCGTTTGGCGGGGGCCTTCCAAGGCCTGCCCGCAACCATCGGAGCGCGGGTCGCGGAATTTGAGAAGGGTGAACGTGCAATCAAGACGGCTGCTCTGAGCTCGGCCGAGAAGGAAGCGCAGCGCATTCAGGAACTCAACCAGCGTCTGCAGCAGTCGCAGGACAGGCTCTTGGGAGTCCTGTCGGGACAGGCTGTGAAAGAGACGGCGGATGAGCGACGCGATAGATTGCAAAGAGATACACTGGCCGCAAGAGCCAACCTTGAAGACGTTCGTCAGCAAGCTATGAACTTGCGTGCGCAACTGAGAAGCGATACTCAGCGCTTTTCCACGGAGGTAAACAACCTCACTAAGGCAGACATGAAGCGTCAGGAGCTGGAGAACAAGCTTCAGACGACGACCATGAGCCTTGAGGCGAAGCAAGGCATTGCAAACGAGCTTAATCAGGTCAATCTGCAAATTGCTGGCATGCGCGACGCATTGGGACGCGAGAAGATTGGCTCGGCAGAGAGGATTGCGCAGGCCAACAATGTCAATCGTCTTGAGCAGGAAGCTGCGCGGATTGATGGTCAGTTAAGGCTTGCCACTTTGAACAACGAGGCCAGATCTCAGTTGCAGTCGGATCGTCTCGCGGTCGTTGAGCGGTTAGCCGTTGCTAGGAACGAACTCGAGAAGGGCATCGCGGACGACAAAAACCTGACGTCGCGGCTGAATACACTGGATCGCAACGCCATGGCGCTACAAGTGGTCATGGAGCGTGGGCAAGCATCCATGCTGCCGGGATTCGGTAAAGGATTGACCGGTACTCAACTCAACATCTTCACCCAACTGGCTCCGAGTTTTGCTGCAAATACGCTGGGGGAAAACGGTGATCGGATGTTTGAGACGGCAGTAACCGACTACATCAACCGCAACACATCGACAACGACGGATCCGGTAACTGGAGAACGTCTCACCCGCACGGTTACGTTGCCCCGTTTTGTGATTACAGCGCTTCAAGCCCGTGATCGCGGAGATCTGATCCCGCAACAAGGGCCTGTAGCAGCAATGCCCGCTGCGGGCCCCGGAGCGGCCCCCGGAGCAGCCCCCGGAGCAGCCCCCGGGCCACAGCCTGCTCCCGGCACTCAGCCGCCCCCGGGCCGTCGTCCGTTGGACACGCGCCCGCTTTCGCTGTCTCCTGAAGAGCAGGCGAACACGTTCTTCAATCTTGCTGGTAAAGGCACAGGCCCGATCGCGGTAGGCGCGGCAATGATTTCAAAGTTTCCCGGCTTGGGGGATGTCGCACCTGATCAGCAGACCGCGACAACCTTCCTTCGGGTTGCGGCAAATCAGATCAACCGCTCTTTGTCGGTTGGAGATCGCTTTACTGAAAGCGAGCGCAAGCAGATTCAAGACCAGTTGGATGCACTGCCGCAGTTCATTGACAATCCGACCGCGTACCGCAATCGATTGCTCGGCTTGGACAACCTGCTCGGGAGCCTTGAACAACGGGCCATTCGTAGCTACAACTCACCTACGATGAACGTGGTGGACATTCGAAAGGCTGCTGCCAATTTTGAGGAAGTGCGAAACCTTCGTGCCCAGCTTGGTATGCCTCCACGCATTGAAAACAATGCTAAAGACCGAGACTTCTACGATGCACTTCCGGCTGGTGCATACTTCATCTTTAATGGCATGATTCGTCAGAAAAACGCCCCGAGGTGATCGATGGATGATTTTGAAAAGATGATCGAATCCACCTCGCGGCCTTTGGATGGGGCGACATCTCCTGCAGCGGAAGCTCCAAGATTTCCACCGGCCGCTGCAGGGGCCTCCGGGCGTCTTGCTCACAATATTCAGGCGCAACAATTCAGTCGGCCGTCAGCCCCGGGAGCGCTTTCTGCTCCGGTGCCTCCAGATGCCTCCGGACTATCTGTCGCTCCAAGCACGGAATTCGACCCGGCAGCATTTGATCGACTGATCAAAGAGACCTCCCGTGGGGGTGGTGATGGCGGTTTCTTTGGAGGGCTCAAAGAAATCGGTTACGGCATGTCGGAAGGTGCAGTTGAAACCGGAATACCTTTTGCCGGCATGTTGGCGGGCGCGGTTCGAGGTGCCCCAGCAGGCGTTCCCGGCATGTTGGCGGGTGCGGGAACCGGCCTTCTTGCTGGCTATCTTGGCGGCCAGGGGCTCAAGCCCTTGATCCCCCAAGCACGGCCCGAGGACCTGCCATTGCGTGTGATGGGCAAGACAATAAGTGAGTCGCTTGCCATTGCCCCCACTGCGTTTTATTTGCCTGTTCAAACAGGCGGCCGCATCGCCGGTTTGATCTCTAAGATCGGCGAATCCGCACGAGCCGCTCCGGGGGCGTACCTCACTGCAGAGTCGCTAACCTCCTTTGGCTCCGGAGTGGGGGCCGGAACAGCAGAAGCCTTGGCCCCGGGAAGCGCACTTGCCCAGCTTGGTGGTTCTGTAGCAGGGGGAATGCTTTTTTCTCTACCTTCTTCAGTTGTGCAGAACGTAGCGGCCAAGGCTGGAACGGGCTTGCGGGCTATTGCCGATGCCGCGAATCCGGTACCGTGGATCACGGGCCCCGGTGAACGATTTGGAGAGCTACGTGATGCGATGACTGAGTCGCTTAGAACTCGCCAAAACTCGCGAGCAGTCAATGTTCTATACGACATCTTGGAGCAAAATGGAGAGAACATCCCCGCTCTGATTCGCGCACTCGAAGCGCCGGACATTGCAAATGTTCCAATGATGACGGCCGCGCAGAAAACCGGCAATCGGACGCTTGCTGGTCTGCAGGCTCGCCTTGCGCTGGGCGGCAAGGATCGATATCTACCAGAGACTTTAAAGCAAAGCCAAGACGCTTTTGAGGCCTTGCAATTGCTCACGCGACGCTTGAGTGAGGTGGGCGACCCGGAGGCGCTACGCTTGGCGGCTCAGTTGCGAGAAGACGCTTTTAACCAAGCCCTGCAAAACCGTCTTACCGCTGCCGAAGCGGATGCGGCGGCAAAGATTGCCAAGATCCCAAGTGTGGGTGTTGCGGGACGGCGTGAGATTGGAGACACGGTCAAGGCGGAGGTTGAGCTCGCTCTACAAAATGCCCGGATGGTTGAAGGCGAGATGTGGCGCGCGGGCCTTTTACAGGTCCTCAAAGGTGCTCCGGTCGATACGGCCGCTCAGACTGCGGCATTCAAGGCGGCCCTGAAAAAGGCCAAGATGACCGAAACGGAATACAACAATATCTCTAGCATGATGGTTCGTTTTCCAGACATCCGAGAGGATGCTGTTAAATCCATTGATGACTGGGTAAAAGAGCTTAGTGATCTTCCGATAAATCGAAGATTTGATGTGGCCATGGACAGGTTTGAGTCCAAGCAACGCTATCGTGACTTTCTTGAGATTGAGCCCCTGAAGCAAGGCACTCGGGCCGCGAACCCTGCCGATGTCATCCCGAGCTCTGCTGCCCAGAACTTTCTTAGTCGCACCAAGGACATCAGCCTTGAGAACTTTGAGGCGTTGCCTGCTCAATTGCGCAACGTCATGCAGGGGCTTGGCGTTAACGCGAACGTCTGGAACACCTACAAGAACGGCGCTCGCACTGTGGAGGCCCTTGAGACGGGGGCCGTGCCTCAGAAGTACATGCCCTCGCTCAAGCCTGTCAATGCGGTTGATCTCTTGAGCAACCGCTCGGAGCTCATGAACCTTGCTCGTAGCGCCCGGGCTCAGGGAGACAACAACCTTGCTGGGATTTACGATTCCGTAGCCGCAGGCTTGTTGGATGACATCGGTCAACTAAAAGCTCCCATGCTTGATGAGGCACGTTCCTTCTCCAAAGCACTAAACGACACCTTTACCCGTACCTATGCCAACGACATCACAGCGATGACCGGTCGTGGCGCAGAGCGTATGACGCCTGAGATGCTCGTGCGCCGCGCTTTCAGTTCGTCGAACATGGATCAGACGACGGCGCGTATGGCAGAGCTTCGTAGTGCGTTGGAATTCCCCAAGCGCCAGTATCAGGATGCGCTGGAACGGCTGGGCCCTGACAACGAGATTACCGTTGGGCTAAAGCCGCTTGCGGACATGGCCGACATGCAGGTCGATACGATCAACGGGGCCTTTCAGTCGGTGCTGCTCACTGCAGCAACACGGGCCATGCGGCAGCAGGTAGATCCCGCTACGGGCCAGCTAGTCACCCGGGTAAATCCTGCGGCGCTCAGTAATTTTGTCAGCGAGAACAAGCAACTTCTGGACAATCTTGGACTTACCGACACCTTGACGGATGCTGTCAAGGCACAGAATGCATTTGACTTGGTTCGACTTGAGAATAGTGCTCTTAACAAGACTCTGCGGGAACAGACGGCCTTTGCCAAGGTGCTTGCAGGCGGAGAGAACCCTGTTGTTGCAGTGGCGGACGCGCTCAATGGCAAGAATCCTGTCCGGGACTTTTCGCAGATAGTCAAACTCGCACGAGCCGGGGGACCAGAAGCAGTAAAT